TTGGATGGAGTTTTGTATCCCCACATAGCAGGTTTTACGTTACCACCACCATAGTCTATGCTTTTTAAATTATTTTTAAACTTATCATAGTACATATCAAATAGTTTTGTACGACTACCCCTAGTTAAGTCATAACAATCCCTATCATTATGAATATAATGAACGATTGATGCATCAGTGGGTGCATTGTGAGTCATACACTCAGCTTGAGTTCCATTTTCAATTAAAATTTCACACCCGTAACATTCTTTATGTGTTCCCTTTTCTTCATCTGACCAAGTACGGTTCTTCTTATGCTTAGTATCGTTCACGCTCTATCTCTCCATTCTATATCAGGATATGCCTCCTCTACTATTGATCTAGTGATTTTATATTTGTCTTCTAAACTTTTTTCTTTTACTAAACACATTATTTCTGCTTCTAATGGATGAAGACCTGAAAGTAAGTTAATAAACATACTCTCTCTGCGAAGATTTTTCATTCCATCATTACCACCCTTTACAAAATGATAAAACTTCGTGCATTCTCTACGAATAGTGGTTCTACCTTGTTGATCGGTAACACCCATAGAGAATGAACCTGTTTCATACATGCTACGGGTTTGCATATCTATTTTTTTAGATAGAGTTCCGCTTGAGGAGGTTTGTTCACCATATGATTCATAAGGAACCTCGCCTGGTGGAAGTGCACTTTCTATGGCTGCATCAAAATTCCAAAGAAAAAGCATCTTTAGAGAAACATGCTCATAAGTTTTCAGAACTTCGACTTTTTTGTTTACTGATCTTTGCTTGCTTGCAAGATCTAAAACTTCAAAAGCAAGAGGGTTGTTTGGTAGTTTCTTGATAGGTGTATCAACCACCTTTCTTGGTCTACCAGGTTTTCTACCCGTCTTCGTCGTCGTCGTTGTCATAATTTTCAAATCTAAATGCTACAATATCATCTGGAACTAAGTTCCCATTTACATCAAACATCTCAGGATGTTGTCTTGGTATCTCTCGATAATTCATCATGTATTCTCTGGATACCCATCCTGCGAGTATTCCTATCACTAAGGATAAGAATGATACAGGTAGTGCGAGCACTAATACGATGTCTAAATCAGACATGTTACCTCTTGTACTTGATTTATTTATAGTAGTAATTTAATTATACTCGATTCTCTTACAAAAGTCAATCAAATTATTTTTTGTTCACGCAGATACTTAACTGCATCAATGCAACCACCTAAATTTTTATTATCGACAACTACTTGAGGGAAAGTAGAACCATAACCAAACTGATCATAAAATTCGTCTCTTGTAAAGTCTGTTCCCAAATCATAGACCCTATGCTGAAGTTTTGCTAGTTGCATCACTTCCTTTATCTTCTCGCAGTAAGGGCATCCTTCTCTACTGTAAACAGTAAAATTGTTCATATTTGTCGTAAAATTATATTTAGATTAATCAAAAAAGAATATTTGAAATAGTCTTGAATCGGTCATAGTTTGTCCAAAGTATTGTGATGCTGCATGAATTGATTGAGCATCAAATATAAAGAGACGATTAAACACATTACCTATACTGTCTACTAAGTCAAACTTGGTTGAATCATAATATCCTCCAGTAAAACAAGAGTCAATATCACCGTGACGACTATTACGGATACCATTTTTATGTGCATATAAATTAGTTCCACATTGGTATGGTGCATCAGGTGTAAGATATATCATCGCTGCCCAAGTTTGATAGTCACAATGATATACTAAAGCATCCTCTGCTGTACAATATTGAAATCTACCATTCATTCCGTGATCTTCCCACTTTGTTATCTTTATATCCATAATCCTCTCAAACTTTTCTTTTGTGCCTGGTGCAAAAAATTGCTCCTCAGTGCGAATACCCTTGTGATACTCAGGATTAGCAGAAAACTTTTGTTTGAGGGCAAAATCCCTTACAGCATGAGGATCCTTATAAAAATCATCAACAACCCATACTGTTTTATTAGGTTTCACATTTATTTGAGTGGGTATAAATTTCATACTTGATTCGCTATTTGATGTAGTTGCTCACAATATTTTCCTGAGTCATTGTAATGTTCCATATTCAAGAGAAAATTGAACTCAGGAAATGGTAACTTACGATTCGGATCCATTAGTCTATCAGTTTGTACTTTCATAGAATCAAAATCATTTAAATCCTTATAACATTCTGCTTGTAGAACTATATGCTCATTTCTTGGTGGAGCAAATTCTTCTGCCTTCATTCCACAATCTAATGCCTTCTCGTAGTTCCCACAAAGTTTAAACATATCACCCATAGCATAAAGTGCAAAGTATGCTAGTTCGTCCATCTGTTTTGCCTGTCCCGTATTATGATAGTCGTGTTTAAAATTTAAATATTGTCCGAAGTAAAATATTGATCTTCGAGCATACTCTCTGATATGATCCATACCTAGTGGATATTCTCCTAATGTAGAATCATAATAACTTTTCCCAATGTACCAAAAATGATATGAGTCTTCAAGAAGTTTTCTAGTTGGAACTTTTTGTTTCTCTAACTCTAAAGCATCAGTTAAAAACTTGTTCATATCATCCCAAGTCTCACCATCATTTGTAATAATATGTCTGAACCCTTTGGGGAGTTGTTCCCTTTGAAAATTATCACCCACACCGTCAATGTATATACATTCATGCCTACGATCATGTTCAAATTTCCAAGCGATCTTTGAGTTCCATAACCAAGTTCTAAAATATATTGATCCTGCACCCATCGCAGTCATATTGAAAGATTGAATTGATGTATCATTCAATGGTGTCCAATCAAAGTCATCATCAACTTCGAGTTGTTCATCAGCATCCATTCTTAGTATCCAGTCACAACCATGATCAGATTTCAATGCTTTTTGTAATGTATGATCACGATTTACGCCAGGATAATCCCATTCATGATTATAGGTGAAACCAGGTATATTTTTTTCTTTATAAAACTCTTCGATAATACTTTGAGTTTTATCTGAACCATTACATTGTATGACCCAATAGTCAATATATTTGTATGAAGACTCAAGCATTCTAAGAATAACTCTTTCCTCATTTCCAACCATTGCGTTCAAGCAAATCTTACATTCTTTTTTCATATTGAAAGTATACCAGGTAAACGTTTTTCATCTTTGATTGCAACCAACCAAGCAGTTACACAAGGGATATGAGGTTGCATCTCCCAAGTATCTAGACGATAAGTTTGGAAGCGAATATCAGTATTACGAATAAATTGTGCTTTATTTCTATCAGTGTAATACCAGAAACTATGTTCATTCCAGAAACTTACGTGTGTTGGATCTTGCCATGCTCCACGACCATCTGTTGATGGAACCTCAATCATTGCCCAACCACCATGTGCAAGAACACGATGTATCTCTCTCATAGTTCTAATCGGATCACGAAGATGTTCTATGATGTGACTTGCATTCAATACACCAACACTATTATCTTCTAGTGGTATACCAAGATCTAGATCCCAATTTACATCAGCACCCTCTTGATCTATGGTCATGTAACCAGGTCTTGGAAATAATCCACCACCAATATCTACTTTTAAAAGACCACGAAGATCCGCATCTCTCTCTGCTAATGCATATGCATTTTCATTAAATAATCTTTTAGTTTCTGTTTGTATTTTTTCATTCCGTTCTAACCAAGTATTATCTCCAGTGACTCTGTAAATATACAAAGGTTTTTTAATATGATGCATCTTCGTCACCATATAAGTTCTTATCATCAATTCATGGTCATCACAAATACTAAGTTCCTTTTTATGTCCACCAATCTGATGGTAGATATCTTTCCTCCATGATCTAACATGATCAGGGGCATACCATATGAAACCTAGACTATGACTTGATGGTTCCCAAGTCCTCATTGTGGTTAGAATTTTATCACGAAACTTATATGGATAGTGAGTCCACCCATGATCCACATTATATGGAACAAAGTCATCATCCCAGATTGCAGAGTCACTATAAGCAAACCCAACCTCTGGATCCTGATATGCTTTGTTTAAAAGTTGAAGACACTTTGGATCTATCAAATCATCAGAGTCAACCTCAACCAAGACATCACCTGTACCTTTGTGAAAAGCATGATGTTTATGATATCCTACATTCTTTGATGTGTTATCTGTCTCATATATTATGACCCTATCATCTTCTTCAAATTCTTTTGGTAAAAGATCTCTTTTAATATCATTATTCA